CCCTTGGGCGCTCGCCGCCGCCCCCCGAGCGTTTGCCGTTCCCCGGGCGTTATCAAATCGAACTATCCGGTATTTCCGGACAGTTCAGAGGCGCTCGAACAGCCAGCTGGGCCGCCCCGGGGGGAGGGTGCTGCCGAGATCACCGCAGCCGATTTTGCCCTGGCCAATCAGCTGCCAGCCATCGCGGCTGGCGCCGATGCCGTGGTGGCGCGACCAATCGTTGATGCGGTGGGTGGTGATGCCCAGGATCCGGGCCAGCTCCGGGCCCGCAATCTGCTCACCGCGCCGGAACCGCCGAACCTGATCAGGCTCGATCGGCCGCAAGTGCCGGCAAACCATGGTTTCGGATGGCTGGGCCGCCTGCCAGGGATCGGGCTCCGGCAACGGCGCCGGAGCGGCGACGGAATCAGATCGGCGACGGCGCCGGACTGGCAAATCCGCTGGGGTTGGGGTGGCCGGAATGGCCGGCAGGGCCGCCACCGAACCAGTCGCCGAGAAATCCCCGGCAACTGGTAAGGCGGGCTTACAGGTTGGGGGGAGCACCAGCTGGGCATAGCGCTGCACCAGCCAGCCCATGAAATGTGTGGCCAGGGGCTGGGCATAGCGCAGCGAGCGCGGCACCTCATGCGCCGCTCGGCCCTCGATGGCAGCTTCCACCTCCTTGGCATAGGCCGCAACGATCTCGTTCCAGTCCGCAGGGGCGGTCACCGCCGAGAACCCAAAAGCTGTGGCGGCTCCCCCCAGGGGGGTGGCTCCCGTGCCGGCCGCGGCGGCTCTGGCCCCTTGGGTCTGGGCCCCCTGGGCACCGGCATGCTGGGCCGCGGCGCCCTGGGCCTGGGCCTGCAGCACCTCCAGAAACCAGCCATCCATCCAGACGGCAAAGGCGGGACTGATCCACCTGGCCAAATCCACGGCCAACCTGGGGTGGATCCAGGTGCCTTGAAGCTCAGGCCGGCCGCCTTGGATCGACCGAATCAAGCCCCCAATACCCGTGGCCGGAAATCCGGTAACGGCTGCAAGCGCTGCGATATACGACTTTGTTCGGTCGTTTGCCTGATAGTGATTCCAACGGCGTTGCCCGGCATGGCACATGGCCGTAGCGTTCACGTACCCGTCAGCTGGACTGCGATGGATCTCCACACCGTTCCAGATGCGGAAATCCATCCCCAAGGGGGAAGCCAAGGAAATCATGAGTTGCACCCGCTCAAAACGGGGCTAGTGAATTACTCGATGTCCCCATCGAGCCGCAAAACACTACTGCATCCTAATGACAATGAAATAGGTGGAGGCTGGGCCTGTGATACCGGTGCTCAAGCCTGGTGCTCAAGCTGAGCGGCGTCCACTGGCACCGCCCCCGGCGCCCAGCCTTGCGGTTAGGGCCGACCCAACCCCCAAATCGAGCGTACACGGTTCAGGATGAAAGGTCGGGAAAGAAAGGGGGGGGCTGAAGAGGCCCCAGAGCCACGGGGCTGGAAGGGGTTCCAGAGGCATGGCTCTGGAGGGGCTCCAGAGGCACGGGGCTGGCTAGTTGATGCCCAAAGCCTTTGCTCTCAGCTTTTCGGCCTCTGCATCCGAAATCAAAGCATCGTCTTTCATCTTTTGAATTCTTTCCAGTTGAAGCTGAACAGCATCCAGTGAAGGCCCTGCGGCCAACCTGTTCGATCCGTCTTCAGATGCGGCTTCCCGCAGTTGCTCAAGCTGCTCTTTGCTCGCGACGGGAATAGAGATTCCCATCACGATGTAGATAACAATCCCAATCAGCCAGAAAATTGAGCCAAAAGCAAACAGCAGACGGTAAGCCACGGCAGAGCCTCTGCCGCTGGCCTCTAACCCTTGGCATACCCCCGCAAGAATCGCCCCTTCTTTAACGCGATACAGCTTTGATTCAGACATGGAAAGGAGACGACTTTTTTGACATTAGCAACGCATGAATACCTTGGCAATAAAAAGTACACGATTCCAAGGGGGCCGCGGCGGAAACTTGGACCATTTGCGTGCGGCCACAAAAATGGTGCTGACCACACCGCTCGCGCCAACCCCCACCGTGCCATTGAAGTGGCCTCCGTAGCCTGGGGCTATTCAGTGGTCGGTGGCATTGGAGCGAACCTTGAGGCTGTACGGGCCCCTGGCCGAGCGGACCGGATACTCGGTTTTGAACGCCAACATCGCTTCGATTGGCGAAGCCGTGCGGTTCCTGGTCGCCAATTGGCCCGATCTGGAGGCCCTCATTGCCGGATACGACTGGCTGCTGTCGGAGGGCAGCTACAACCTCGGCGCCGATGAGATTCACTACCCCCTCGGCAGCGAGGACATCCACCTGGTGCCGATCGTGAGTGGTTCAGGAACGGCCGGCGCCAAGATTGTGGGTGGCATTCTGCTAGTGGCCGCATCGTTTGCGGTGCCGGGCATTGGCCTGGCGGCCTTGGGGCCCACCCTGTTTGGCGCCGGCATGAGCCTGGCCCTGGGCGGTGCCGCCCAGCTGCTGACACCCTCAACGCCCACTCCAGAGCGCAACCGTGATCCCAAAGAGACCAACTCCTATTCGGTTTCAGGGGTGCAGTTGACCTCAAGGGAGGGCACGCCCGTCAACATCCCAAGGGGGCGCATTGTCATGGGCGCCATCGTCATCTCAGCCGGCATCTCCACAAACGAGCTGCCCGGGGCGGGCGCCAACAAGCGATCCATCACCCTGGTCGAAGCGATCCAGGCGACGGGCAAGCGATGAGGCAGATCCCCATAGATAGCCTGGTCAAGCTGCCACCATGGCCAGTGATCCAGGGGGCTGGCATCGGTGGCCAAAAAAAGGCCCAGGCCAGCCGTGGGGCCGCCACGGCGCCGGACACCCTCAACTCCACCCAGTACGCCCGGCTGCTGCTGCTGCTCGGCGAGGGCGAACAAGAGGGCTGGCCGTCGGCCAGGGGCTATACGCGGGGCAGCAAGGCCTATGAAACCGCTCTGCTAAAAGATATTTATATCAACAAAACCCCAATTCTCAAGGCATCGGCAAATCCAAATAATCCGAAAACCACTGATTTTAACTTTCTAGGCGTTGTTGTTGACCATCGCTATGGGACTGTTGACCAGTCTGCGATCAAAGGTTTCAATGCAACCGAATCCCAGCGAGGGGTTGGGCTGCCGGTAACAGCAGCGACACCGCTAACACGCACAATTACAGATACTGCCGTTAATGCACTCAGAATTACCCTTAGCTGGCAAGCCCTACAGCAGTATTACGATCCCAAGAATAAGGTATCAAAATCGCTGACTTCCAGCATCTTGAAAGGTGGCGTCAAAGCGCCACAGGAGGGCGATGTCATTGCAGTGGAGGTCAAGTATCAGATCCAAGTGGCGACTGCAGGTGGCAGTTTCAAAACCGTGGTTGACACATCTGTGAAAGGCCGTTCTGGCGATCTGTTTCAACGCAGCCATGAAGTCGAGATCTATGGCCCCTTCCCCGTAAGCGTGCGAGTGGTGCGAATCACCCCAGATTCAAACAACTCCAAAGTCAATGACACAATGGTTTGGAGTGACTATACAGAATTAATCTATGCAAAGCTTAGATACCCATATTCAGGGTTGTTGGCGTTGCAACTAGACGCCAAGTATTTCAGCTCCTGGCCGCAAGTATCCTTAGACCGGTTAGGTGTCAAAATTCCGATTCCTGACAATGCAACCGTCGAGCAAACCACCGGCCGGTTGATTTACTCCGGCATTTGGACGGGCAACTTTGCCGAAGCTCAATGGACGACCGATCCTGCCTGGCATTTTTACGACCAGGTCACCCATCCACGCTATGGGTTCGGCCATCGCTGCCCGCCTGAAACCGTCGATAAGTTTGCATTGTATTCAATATCTAAATACTGCGCAGAACTTGTGTCTGATGGCAGGGGCGGTTTTGAGCCGCGTTTTGCCTGTTCAATCAACATCCAGAGCAGCGAAGACGCATACGAACTGATCAATTGGATGGCCAGTGTCTTTCGAGGCATGCCCCATTGGGGCAAAGGCTCGGTAACTGTTACGCAAGATGCCCCTGGCGATGCAATCGTCACCGTATCAAATGCAGACATATCGCCAGAAGGCTTTCGCTATGTCGGCTCCAGCCTGCGGGAGCGCCATACCGTCGCCGTTGTGCGGTATTTCAACAACGAGAAACAAGACTATGATTTTGTAACGGTACAAGATAAAAAGGCAATTCAGTTATATGGGGCGAAGGTCGCCAATATCGACGCTTTTGCCTGCACATCACCTGGGCAAGCCCATCGCGCAGGGGAATGGCTGCTTTACACCGAACAATACGAATCAGAAGTTGTGATGTTTGAGGGCACCGTGGCTCTGGGGGTGGAACTTCGGCCGGGCCTGCGGTTCAGAGCAGCTGATCGTCTCAAAAGCGGCGTAAGGCGAGCTGGCAAAACCATTGCAGGCACAACAACCAGCCTAACTGTTGATGATGCAACCCAGACTGATCTGCCAACCGGGGCAGATGCAACGATCACCGCCAAGCTGGTTGATGGAAATCTGGAGACACGATTCATTGGTTCTATCAGCGGTGTAATTGTTACACCAGCCCTGCCATTCTCGGCAGCGCCATTGATTGGTGGCACTTGGTCAATTGACAACAACGCCATGCGCACAAGCCTGTGGACGGCCATTGGCATTACCGAAAGCAGTCGGACTAAATATATGATTTCTGCATTGCGCCATAATCCAAGCAAATATGACCACATCGAGCGTGATATTCCATTAGATCAGGAAGTGTTTGCCCCCCTGGAAATCAAGCCACCGGCGGCCCCCTCCAGTGCAACAGCCATCGCCGTGGTAAATCCAGCCACAAGGCAAACCGATATGCACCTCTCCTGGGATGCCATCCCTGGGGCAGTCGAGTATGAGGTGGCGGTACGCACCGTATGAGCAGCAACTGGCAGACCTACTCAACTTCCACGCCATCAATCGTGCTGCCAGGGGTGGCCGATGGGAGATACGAGATCCAGGTGGTGGCGATTGATGCCTTTGGCAACCGCTCCGATCCCTTTGTGCCCCCCACCCAAGAGGTGGATCGATCGGCTACCGGCGTCATCGGCATTGATGGCAGCGTCGAGCGGGTGATGGATGCGGCCGTGGTGGCGCTGGGCGAATGGGTGGTGCAGGCCAGCTGGGCCCAGGTCGACAACGATTTGCTGAGCGTGGCGATCCGGCATTCGCCGGATCTATCAGGCGCCACCTGGTCAACCAGCAACCCCTTGGTCAAAGGGGAGGCCCCCAATGCCGAGGGTCAGATGCTGCTGCCGGCTTTGACGGGGACCTACCTATTTCGCCACCAAAATGGCAGCGGGGCTGTTTCTGCAACAACATCAGTGGTATTTCATGCACCAAAAACGGCGATGGAAGTCGTTGCCACCATTGATGAGGCCGCAACAGGATTCACTGGTGTCAAACGAAATTGTGCCTTCGATGCCTCGATTCAGGCCCTGCGATTAAACGATGAATACTGGGACGATCTTGCGTTGGATGGTGACTTTGATGCGTTGCCAGGGCCAATTGATGACTATGGTGCACCAAGGGTTGATACAAGAACATGGGATGAATTAGCAGAAGACGGCAATTTTGATGGATTACCTGGCCCAATTGACGATTACGGATTTGACAGCAGGCAGGCAATTTATTACTTTGCCAATGATTTTGACGCTGGGGCTGTCAAAGATTTACAGCTAAGGCGAATAATCCGATCCCGATCCAGGTTGGTTGCATCGACATGGGATGCACTGCTGGGCCCAGTTGATGAAATTTTGAGCATTGATAATGAAACAGCGGAAAGCGGCATTGTTCGATTGGAATATCAAGATTCACACGATGCCCTGAGTTCTGGCTTGGCAGGCAGTTGGTCGGCCTGGAAGCCGTTGACGCGCAGCATCGTCCGGGCGCGATCGGTTCGGTGTCGAGCTCTGCTTTCGGTCGCTGACATAAACCAAGACGTTGTGGTTTTTTCACTTGCTGTTGAAGTGGCTTTGGCAGCAACATCTGCAGGAGGCTTCAATACATTGGGGCCAGGCCTAAGCATTACAGATGGGCAATTGAATGCCGCGTTCCTGCCCGTAATTGATGTACCAACAACCCTTTCTTATGCTGCCACCGTGAATCTGGATATGACTGTTTTGGCTGGCAAAATGGTTACCCTAAACCTTGCTGGCCCAGTTACATTTACCACAAGCAACCGAAGCGCAGGCAAAGAAGTTTCGATACGAATCATCTGCGATGGTACGACTCGCGCCTTCACATTTCCTGGCTGGATTTTTACTCAATCTCCAGCCACGGGGCCATCAAGTATTGCAGCTGGCAAGACAGGAATTCTAAGCATCCGTTGTTGGGGGCCAGCCGACGCCGACGCCACAGCCGTCTACGCGGTGCAGGGATGAGGGGATTTGGCTTTCGCGATCAAGCTTTGCTGGGCAGCCGTGGTGTGCGGCCCGAACCATCAGTACTGACGTTTGCAACGTCTTCCATTGTTTATGTACCAATTCCCAACATAACTGGCAACACTAGGCCGTTACAGTTTAATCCGTCTGGCGGAGCTATGAATACAGGGGCAACGCCAAACCAGAGAAATTTTATATACAAAGACTTGACGTGTAACGACGCTTCTGTTATTTGGGTGCCTTCAGGCCAATCTCTGTCTGCGGCTGTGAACTATGGCAGCAACAGTAGCGCAGGGCTTTCCAATACTAGCCAAAGGGCACAGCGATTTGATTACTATTTTAACACCTCAACTTCGTCAGAGGCCGGACCACCAGTCGTTTACACATGGACAAACAGGTTTGACCTGTACTTTGGCGCTTTCTACCTTGACGGTCCGTTCAGTTTTTGCGGGGCTACAAACATCGTCAGCTTAATTAGTGCCACGGCAACCGGAATAGCACAATTCACCGGAACCCATCCAGACTGGCTAAATAAAAACGCATTGACCAGCAGCGTTTATAACATTGTCTTTGGTGCGTCTGGCAGGACTGGCACACTGCAATACACTGCGGCTACCAATGTGCAGGCCACAGGCAATCAGATAAGCGGCGGGACAATTACCATTAACATAAATCCTTAGACTGGAAAGCCTAACTCATTGTTCTTGCAAACATGGCCCAGCACGATTTTACAATTGCTAGCGCCAGCGGATTGTCACTGCGGCTAGATGTACAAAATGCCCTACAGGCATTAGCTACGCAAAATTCTGGTTCCACAGAGCCGTCGGTTACCTACCCTTTTTTGCGGTGGCCAGACATGGGATCGGGCCTAATGAAAGAGCGGAATAGCAACGATACAGATTGGAATGTTGTGGGACTGCTTAACAGCAGCGGCTACGATTACAGGTATAGGCTAAATGCTACCCTTGCTGGGGCAAACGTCAATACTGCTCAGAATCTGCTGGGAGTAGGCGTCACATTAGCCGCCGGCACATACGAATTCGAGATTCTGTTCAGCTTGCTGAAGACAGCGGGCACCACGGCACATACCCTGGCGATCGGGTTTGGTGGCACGGCCGTGCTGAGCAGCATCGCTTACCAGCTGGTCTATCGATCGCTGGACGGCGGCAGCTTCCCACCGGCAGCGCTTAGCCCGGCATTCACGACCTGGCTGCAGACTGCCACTCCTGCGGTGATCTCCGGATCCCTCACCAGCGCCAGCGCCAGCCACCACGGCTCGATCCGAGGGACTGTCGCCATCAGCACTCCCGGCACTTTTACCCCCCAATACCTGCTCTCGGCGGCCCCAGGTGGCGCTTACACCACAGGTGCCGGGTCCTTCATGCGAATTGCCCCAATTCAAACCAGGGCCGCCGACTGGTCGTGACGATTGCCAGATTTGTTTAATCTGAACAAACACAAGTCATGCAATGGGCGTCGGCGAAACAATTGCCCTGGTTGCCGTAGGACTTACGGGCGTAGGAATGCTTGGGGCAGGGGTGAAATCAGCGATTGAGGCGTTGTGGAGCATCTCCAGAGGGTTGGGGGCCTTTGAAGGAAAAATTCTAGAAATTTTGAACCGCCACGATAAAGAATTGGCGAGTCTAGGCGAACGATTTCGACATGTAGAAGATAAGTTTAGATGAAACGCTATCAGATTGTGTGTTTGACATTTGTGGGGTTATTCCTGGCGGTTGGTGCAACCCACGCCTCTGTGGGCTGGTTACGTTGTACACAAAGTCATGGCGGACTGGCTTGCAGATCCTTTCAGTCGGATGCCGTAGCTGGTTGGAGTATGGTCGCAAACGTCATTCAAGGAATTGCGTTTAAGGTGGATTAACATATTCATTGGATCTTCTTCGAAACTTTGATTAGAATAAACTCATCGTTTGGAAAGGTTTCAGTTGTGCCATCGGCGTAGGTCACATCAAATTCGGCCTCATAAATGCCACTCGAATTCCCTGTTTGCCATGAATATTCCACCGTTGGCGTATCCTTTTCGATCACCACCACGGCAGGATCATTAATCAACGTAGCCCCACCAAGCGAGAGTAGCTCGCGCATTTGAAACAACACTGTTGCTCCCGTCAGATCTACCGTTGGCGGGTATAGCTCATATCGAATGGCGGGCGATGTGTTGCCCTCCTTCATGTAAAACGTATCCATCAGAACCTCAGATTACAATACGCCCGCCACGGCGTGATATAGCTAGCTTACCGCCATTTGCTGGATCGCCAGGGAAGGCAAAGCGGCTGGAAATCATGGCTGGTCCGTACCCACTCACCGTGGCCACCCCCATCGCTGTGCCCGCAGCACTGGCGGTCGACGCGCCCTGCCCCGATGCTGTGGCCGCTCCAAAGGCAACGCCGGCAACGGACAGAATCAGCGCCACCTGGGCCTGCACCGTGGCCGCGCCTGCCGCCGATCCAGCGGCGGCGGCGATGGCCGCGCCCTGCCCCGATGCTGTGGCCGCGCCAGAGGACGCTCCGGCAAAGGCCAGAATCAGCGCGCCCTGGGCCTGTGCCGTGGCCAAACCGGCGACCGATCCTGCACCCGCAACAAGTCCACCGCCCGACGGGCTTTGGCCCGCCGCCGTGGCCGCGCCTGCCGCCGATCCAGCGGCGGCGGCGATGGCCGCGCCCTGCCCACTTGCAGTTGCCACACTTGCCAAAGACCCAGTGGCGGCAGCGCTGGACTGGCCCTGGCCGGACACGGTTGCAGCGCCGTTTGAAGCCCCGGCTCCGGCTGCCACCGAGCCTGCAACCGAGCCATCACCGAGCACCGTTGCCGTGCTGGACGCCGATCCAGTTGCAGCGGCAATGGCCTGGCCTTGTCCTGATGCTGTGGCAACACCAGCCGACGACCCAACGGCGCTTGCTATCAATTCGCCAACGGAGCCGACACCGGCTGCCGTTGCGACACCTGCTGCTGACGCGGCTGCGGCGGCGATAGATGCCCCCTGTCCTTGCGCGGCGGCACTGCCCGCCGCCGACCCTACGGCGCTGGTGATCCCGCCACCACCACCACCGCCACCCGCCAGCCGGGGAACACGGTTGCGCAGCATGTCAAACTCCGATCAGCGGCGGAAGTCCTGCGTGGGGATGTCGCGGTACCCTAGCCGCCAGAAGGGGCCGCAGCGCCCACTTCCACGCCAGATAGCCCTCAACTTTGGAACGCTGGGCTGGGCTTAGGGCATGCCCGAAATGCAACACTTCGCCCAGTTCCATCCCGAGGTATCGAGTGGATAGCCCCATGCGATATGCAGCCCCTGTGCTGCCACCTTGGGGGCCTCCAGGGTTTGATGTCGCGATTGCGGCGCTCATGTTCGTCGCCACGGTATGGGACGACGCGGACGCAAGCTCGACATAGATGATCCCCGCCTCGGGGGCTGTCGATGATGTCAAATCCGCCCAAGCGGTTTTGTCACCGGCATTGTAGATATAGAGGCCACCCTGAAACTGCCCGCCTGTTCTTTGCTTGACAGCCATTGCAACCCAACCCTGGGCATCGGCCCAGACCGGAGGAGCGCCGTCGCCATTGCCTATCCAACCCTGCACGTTTGTCACCCGCACCACCGCAATTGACGAAAACCCTGTGGTCGGGGCGTAATTGCTGATCGCCGCGCCGGTCATCAGATGGCTGGTGCCATTGAAAACCACAACCGGCAGGGGCGTCCAAGACACCGCAGGCGCGTTGACCGTAGCCAGCCCCGGATTGCCGGTTGCGGTCAGGTTCAAAGCCGACCTTCTGAGCTTGTCGCGCCATGTAGTGATGCCGCTGGCGCCAAGCGTTAAGGTTGAAAGGTCAGATGCGTCGTACCACGCAAGAGGGCGCAATTCTTCCAGCGGCCAAAGCCGCCCCTGCAACCGCGCCTCGTCCAGCGGCGAAACACCGCGCGGCATCTCAGGTCACTTCCTCGTTGTAGGGGCGGACGTAAAGTTCGTTGCCGCTGGCCGGTGTCGAGACGCCTGCGTTGTTCACGACCGTAAAACGCATGTTTGAAGAAGGATACAGCCGCACCATCGGGAATATTACGATCTTGGCGCTTGTACTTACTGTCAGCGCCGCCACATAGCTGTCAAAAGAGCCGCCGCCGATGTCTGGAACGTCTGTGCCGTCACCACTATAGACGCGCAGCGTGATGGACCCGCCCGCAGTCGGTGTGAGCGAAGCTAGTTTAACGGTGACTGTTGCATAGAGATCCCTACTGGAGCCGTTGTCATAGGGGATTGCATTAGCAGGAATTGTTTCCGATCCACTTGCTAGCTGATTGATCGCGATTCCGGCAATGTTAGACCCGCGAGAAGCGGGTGTGGCCCATTTTGCGACGGCCATCAGATGTTCCCCCTGGCAATACCAACATCGCGAATTGTAACCTCACCCACGCCTTCCAAGTCGGCCCATGACTGATATACGTCTGCAAGGCCCATCAGCGCATTGCGGGTGTCATTTGTTAGAATCCCGGCAACAACTAATCCATTAAGCAGGTCTGTCGTTGTGCTGTATATTCTCGATTCGCTGACAGGGATCTTCGCCGTTTGTGTGATTGTATCGCGCAGGACAATGCACGTAGCACGTAGCTGTTGGGGGGTCGCAGTGTTTTCGGCGGCAAGAACCACCGCCCCCCACTCACCCGTGGAAAGCAGAATTTCCCTCGCTTCTGATGTCGCAACATCCACCCGCTTCTTGGGCAAGGTCGGGTCCGGCGCATTAAGAGCGGCGGCGACATCCGGCTCTGCCATCCCAGCAAACTGCGCCACCTTTGCCGCGATCTTCTGTTTCCGCTCCGTCATTTATCACCCCCTGCTTGCCAGATCAAAGACATAATCATTCCTCCGTGATAAAGGTAGCTGTGGTCAGGCGCGGTGTTATGGGGATAGGGACCGAAGAGATGGGGATATTTGGGCTGATAGCTCCTTTGTAAAGCACCACGGTCGAGCCCGAAGAAGCAACTCCAACCGCAAAGTGTGTTGCGGTCGCAGTGCCACCTGTGCAAGGCGGGAAATCGACATTCGCCGCAGGTGACACCGAGTTGTCCGTCACCGTGAACCCGGCGCTGGATCGCGCACCGGCGACGCGGGCATAGCCGGTGTAGGACACCTCATTGGTGGCCTGCGTGCCTACCTCACCGGGATCTGCCGTGTGCAATGAAAAGAACAGCTGCCCCGACGTTACTGACCCCCGCAATCCGGTCGCGTCACCGATATTGGCGATGGGTTCATTTAGGAACACTAGCCGCAGCCAGGCGTTTTCAAAGACATTCGATTTAGACATTTCAATCTCCTGTGTTTGGCGGCTGGATCAAGGCAAACCTAGCGGCGTTTCTGGTTGTGCCTCCGGTTTTAACGGCGGCCAGGTCTACAGCATTTTACCGACTCCGACCCAACTGAGCCGGGAATCTTCCTGCCAGGGACGCAACGGCAGCCCATTCATTTAGAAAACCAAGACCCCGATGGGCCAGCTGATTGAGGTTGAGGCTCAAGCGGACCGAGCAAGTCACGAACTAGGCACCGGCCAGACCAAACCCGTTGCCAGGCCTAGCTGTTGCTCAAACTCATAATTCGCCTTAGCCGAGTTCGATCCTCGGGACCCCCATCGTCAAAAACCGCCGACGGCTCGGCATTGAGGCCGTGCTGGATGCCATCAATCAGTGGTGGGCACGGCACCAGCACCTCCACGGGGCAACGTAGTTCCGGTGCCCTGGCGAGGCGGGCATCACCGGTGAGCAGGGTGGCATTGAGCTGCTCGGCCAGGGCTACGTACAGGGCGTCGTAGGCGGAGAGGTTGGTGCGCAGCTCCCAGGCCCGGGGCCAGAGGCAGCGGCTGGGGTGGCGGCGCAGGCCCAACCGCTGGACGGTGGC